AGAGCGCACGAACTTAGGCCTGCGCTAGCCAAAAACCGCTGTTATTTTGCCTGATTTTGTTCTAAAAGACGTTGCCTAAGTATGTTTGATCCGCCTACTCTGACGTTTATAATGCCATTATAATAGTCATCTGTTTCTAAAACTCTGCGTTCAAACTGCTCTCTAGCCTCTAGATATGACATTTCTGCCTTGGATTTGCAGTAGTAAAGTATTTCTCTAGTGAAATTTTCCGGACCTAGTGCTTGGACATCTGCGTTTAACCTATCCGAAGAACCCCAATAGTCGCGCCAATCGCTTTCTACTGTGCTTCTGCGTTTAAGTTTTTTGCCTTTGAGTGGTGGTTTAGTGCGTTTGAATTGTGCTAATTTCTTGCCTATGTACTTCTGTCCGGTTTTAAGATTCGTGATGATATAAACAAAGCCTATGTAGTCTTCGGGTATTTCTTCTACTAGTTGATTTTGATACGTCCACAGCACTCATTTAGTTATTTTCGGTGGCCTTCCAACCATGCCTTTTCTGGCTGCCTTTCTTTGTTCTCTTTTTTCTTGTATTTCTACTCGCCTTATACTTGCTTCATTGCGTATTTCAGATAGCCAAAATCTAGCCTTGATGCCTGCTTCATCTGAGCCTCGGTATTCAAAACGTTCCTGCCACTTGAAATATTCTTGAAACGCTTTAATCATTTTGTCGTGTGATTCTGTTGTCAACTAACAATCTCCACATCATTACTATAACTAGTGAATCCGTTTTCTTTAATCACTTTAAGTACGTGATTTACTCGACTAGTAAGATCATCTCTATGCGAGATCAAAAATACATTCTTTTCTCTTTCTCTAGTCATTTTCTTTAAAACAGCAATACTTGATTCTACACCGCTTGCATCCATTCCTGAATCAACTAATTCGTCGATGAACAATAAATTAATACTGTGGTATAGGTTTTCCCATACATCACGGAATGCCCAACTTAATGAAAGTATTAATCTATTTCGTTCACCGCGACTTAAATTATCAAAATCTAAATCTTGACCCAATTGTGTAATTGTTACAGTAAGGTCGTTTTGAAATTCTACAATATGAGGTAACCCTATTTTGTCTAGGTAGTAAGTTAGGCGTTGGTTTAAGAATGCTAGATTTTGATCAATAATCTTTTTACGTACAAAACTATCTTTGTTAGTGAGTAATTTGTAAAGAAATTCTTGATGATCCTTAACTTTGGTCAGGTCGTTTATATGATCCCAGTCAATTTCTTGAACTGCTGTGTTTTTTAATTCTTCAATTTGCTCAGCATACGGATTAGTTTCTGCTTGTTTGACTGATAATTCTTTCTTTAATGAACTTAAGGTATTCTTATGATTCAACGCTTGTTCTAAATTATCATAATGTACTTTAGGGCAATCGCCTAAATCACCCAATAATGACAATGCTTCTGATAAATCAGCCAATTCTTTTGCAAATTCAGTAATGGCAGATTCTGCTTCTGCGATTTGTTTTTGTTTGTTTAACAACATTTCGGTGTGTTTTACATCGTGAATATCTTGTCCACAACTATGGCATTTGTGATCTTCGAGAGTTTTTAACTCTCTAGCAAGTTTGTCCAGAACCTTTTGTTCTTTTTCTACACTTGCAGTCTGTTTAGCAATCAATGTAATTAAACTGTCACGTTCTTTTTTATGTTCAGTCCATTCGACTAACCTACGTTGTGCAGAAATTTCTAATTCGATGTCTATAGTTTCTAGTACATCAATGCTTTTAAGTAGATCTTCTATTGATTTCTCTTTTTGATCTTCCCATAATTTAAGTTTTCGTTCTAGTGCTTCTATACTCTGCAGTATTCGATCGTTAGATGCCTTAATAGTTTCAATTCTAGTGTTTTCTGTGGCTATAGCATCTTTTGTTTGCTTGATAAGTTCTTTTAATAATTCTGCTTTTTCAGATAATAAAGTAATTCCTAAAAGTTGTTCTATTATACTACGTTGGTCTGCACTTTTTTGTGCCAAAAACGGCTCAGTGTAAGTGTTTAATGCCACAAGATGTTTGAACATATCGTGACTCATTCCAAACATATCTTCAATAGATTTCTGGGTTTCTCTAGAATCGCCTTGACTTTCGTCTAAGTCTTCTAATTCTTGTTCTTGACCATTGATAGAAAACTTTAGTAAATTAGGTTTTCTCCCTCGTTCTATATGATATTCTATACCGTCCTTTTCAAAAGTCACAGTGACCAACATACCTTTGCCGTTAATCTTATTAATAAGATTATCTCGTTTAATGTTAGTTAGGGCTTGACCGTAGATTGCATAACTCAAGCCGTTGATGATAGTTGTTTTGCCCGTACCATTGCGAGCCCCAGAATCATCACCTCCTAGATCTAGATTTTCACCTAAGACTAGAGTTAATTGACCACGGTCAAAGTCGATGGCTTGGGTTTGATTACCCACGCTCATAAAGTTTCTTACTGTAAGATTTTTAATCTTGATACTCATAGTTCTTTATAGATCTCCAATAACAGTGCTTTGTCATATGCATCACTGTCAATAGCATTTAGTTGATTCATAACGATTGTATCAACGCTTTCAAAATTAATATCGATCGGAACCGCTGTGCTTTCTACTTCAACTTTTTCAGGAATTAACATCAATTCTCGGAGGTTATATTGCGGTATGAACTGTTCTTTGATAAAATTAGCTTCTTCAAATGTAATAGGCAAATCTATAGTTACCCGACAGTGCATCTTTTCGCGCAGTAACTTATCTGGTGTATCTATAATTTGACTGAGTTTATAAGTTCTATAAACAGGCTGACTAGGCCACGATCTGTATTCGGGTTTACCGCCCCATTCTAGGATCATCATACCGCGTTCATCGTCGCCTGCATCCGCATAGTTGTGCGGGAAAGCGTTTCCGATGTACACAATGTTACCTGCTTGTTGACGTTTATGAAAGTGGCCAGTGAATACATACTCTTGATTTACAAAATGTGTACGTTGTAATTGACCGTGATCTGGCATCTGTACCATAGCATTCATATAAAAACTAGGTAATTCCAAATGTCCGAAGATATAACGACTTTTTATGTCGGGAATCTTTTTCCATTCATCGGCTACTAACCAAGGTAGTATAGTTACATCTCCTTGTGTTATAGGATCTTTAATAGGCACCACATTTGGAAATAGTCGCATAAATTCAACAGAATTAATTTCACGTTTATCTTTATAAAAAAGATCGTGATTACCTAAAATAAAGTACACAGTTTCAAAAGCCGAACTTAGTTTTTCTAAATTAGAAACAGTATAATTCATCGTACTTACGTCTGTAGTACTGCGATTATGATGCCAGTCACCGAGAAAGATAGCAGTTTCACAACCTTCTCTTTTAGCAGTGTCACAAAACCAATGTACAAAATCTTCGCAATCCTGATTATGGGATCTGCTACCCGACTTTAATCCAAAATGTATGTCTGTAAAACACGCAACTTTTTTAAAAAGATTCATAGATGTAGTTTAATGCAAATACTGTATAAAATCAATCCCAATCACCGCCACCACCTTCACCTGAAGTGGCGCCGCCTGTGGGACCAAAACTTCCGCCGCCGGAGTTTTGTCTAGTCCATGATGGATTCATTCCGTTCATTTCTAGAATATCGTCTCTAATGTTTTGATTACGTTTCTCAATGTTGATAATTCTAACGAATGAATTAGTAACAGCAGCAGTATAGTAAGCAAAAGGATTATCTGATTTACTTTCATCGAATTGTAGTCCTATTTGTGTTAGTTGAAGTATAGCCTGTCCACGCATTTCGTCGTTATAGGTATATCCTCTGACATTGCCTCGTGTTGCATATCTTTCACATAGTTTTAAAAACATACGAGCCAAATTATCAGTCATACGTCCATGTTCTTTATTAAAAGATCCAGTCTTTAATCCGCCCTTCCAGTGACTCTTGCCTACGCAGATTAAATTGTCGTTTTCATCAAACTTCCAATGTTGGAATGGAGGAAAATTTACCTTTTCGTGGCTATCGGCAGTATTTTTTAATGTCTTTTTACGGCCTGGGGCTAGCGGAACGTGTTCAAATGTCATGACACGAAATACAACATCTTGTTTAGAAATTTTCTTGTAATCTATCTCAAAATCTTTTAATGAGATTTTTTTATTTCCTTGGATTTGCGCTGCTTCGTAATTTTGTTTTGCTTGTCTTGTTGCTCTAACTCTTTTCGCTTCAGCAATGGTCCTGATGTTTATTTTTTCTAAATTAGTAACAATAATATCATATTCGCTGAATTCTGGTTTAGAAAAACTGCAATAAGTAATCTTACTTAAATGTATCTCTCTTAATAAATCTTTATTTGTAAGATACTTTATTTTAGGTGGTTGTGTTGGTGTTATCAATCCTGAATACTCCTATTAGACAATAATATTAGCACATTTTGCCAATAATAAATAGTGTTATAACGGAGTTTTTTCACCAAAATGCCACTATCTATTAACCCTTTGGCTAAATTAGTTTCTTCTGTATCTCAGCAAGTTTCAGCAGCCGCTGACTCTGCTAGCGGTGCCATGAACGGAGAACAGTTCGCCTCTCTTAAATCTAATGTAAACAATACAGTATCTAAATTATCCGGCAGTATAGGTACAGGATTAAATGGTTTTACCGCTTCTGCTTCTACATTCGCTGCTGATGCAAAAAATGCATTAGGAGGTGTAACCGGTGCTATGGGCGGTATAGGTAATCCTATACAAACTTTAGCTTCAAATGCACAAGGTGCTATTAGAGGAGCAGCAGATGCAATAGGAGGCATTAGTAACGTCGCATCAAACATCGGAGCCAGTTTAGACAAATTAGGCATAGCCGGCGGCGGATTAGGCGGCGGGCTTGCCAAACTAGCAGGACAAGTGTCGTCGGCAGCAGGTATGTTAAACAATTTATTAAGTTTAGCTAGAGGAAAAAATTTACCAAGTGGAGCAGAGTTATTTAGTGCTCAGGGATCATTCGTTGAATTAAAACCAGGTTCAGAAAAAGACTGGCGTGTAAAGGTAAATTGTAATTTTGGTTTGTTTGGTAATGCCTTCGGTCGTTTATCAGAAACAGGCGGTTTTGTTTTTCCTTACCTTCCTAACATTACAGTTTCAACAAAAGCAAATTATACACAGATAGATCCAGTGCATAATCTTCAACCGTATTATGCCTACAAAAATAGTCAAGTAGATGACATTCAGATTAGCGGAGAATTTTCTGTAGAGACAGAATTAGATGCAGAATATTGGATACAGGGAACAACATTTTTTAAAACAGCCACTAGAATGTTTTATGGCACAGGAGAAAATGTAGGTAATCCTCCGGTAATATGCCAACTAAGCGGATATGGGGCAAGAGTGTTTGCAGGTGTACCAGTAATAATAAAATCTTTTAGTGTAGATTTAAAAGATGATGTAAATTATATGAAATATAATAAAGGCACAGCACCAACCTGGGTACCTACTTCGAGTACTATTACTATAACAGTTGCTCCTATATACAACCGCACAAGACTGCGTCAATTTAATCTCAAAGATTATGCTAACGGTAATGTAGTGGCAGGTGCGGGATTCGTATAAAATGGCCAAGTATAGCAGTTATTCACCTTATAGAAATACTAAAGAAAATAATCTTTATCTAGAATTATTGTCTATAAGACCAGTGCCTGCCGAATCTGATGATTTTCTTTATACTATTGAAAATCAATACAGGCATAGGCCAGATTTGCTAGCCTTCGACCTTTACGGCAATTCACAATTATGGTGGGTATTTGTTCAACGTAACATGAATGTAATCAAAGATCCTATCTATGATTTCGAACCAGGAACACAGATTTATTGTCCTAAAAAATCAAATCTAGAAAAATTTCTAGGAGCCTGATGTATGTCTATATTTCGAGACATAGGTAGAGCAGTAGGGACAGCCGTAAAACCAGACGGCTCTCCTGTTGACTTAGTATCAAACTTATCTAGTATCGCACAAGGAGTAGCAAGATCTATAACCGGTCTGGCTACTGGAAATTCTGCCACAATAAACCCTTACTCTGCAGCATCTACAAATCAAGACACGACAGGTACTCCTGCAATTAAAACTTTTGGTTTAGATAAAATTACCGGCGGTCCGCCCTATCCGAATGTGTTGGAACAGTTTGCTTCGTATAACTGCATATGGACTTTGTGTTGTCTTGAACCCAGTCAATTTAATAATCCTAATTCCTATAGAGGAAAACCAGGTGCTCTTAAAAACGTTGTAGTATCTTCAGCAGGTAGGTACGATGCACAGAGAGCAAAAACTGCTAATGGATCACCGGAATTTTACATCGATAATATTAATATGATTAGTAAGCTGGCCGGCCAAGATGCAGGTTGGACTAACGTAACACAATTTGAATTTGATATCTATGAACCTTATTCAATGGGATTGTTTTATCAAAGTTTATTAGCCTCAGCATTAGAAGCAGGATATCCTCATTATATTGGAGAAGTACCTTTTCTACTAAAATTAGAATTTGTTGGTTTTGATGACAAAGGAAGAATTTTTTCAAGCAAAGAATCTTTAGCCAAATACTTTACAATTAAGATAACTGAGTCTGACATGAAAGTAGACGAAGGCGGTAGTAGATACAAATGTAAAGCAGTTCCTTTACATCATGCAGGATATCAAGATAGTGCAAATACATTTCCTAGTGAATTGATTATTACAGGAAACACTGTGCAAGAAGTTTTGTCTAGCGGAAAATTGAGTTTAATGAATGCACTTAATACAACACAATTTGAATTAGTTGATCGAAATTTAGTAGAAAAACCGGACTTATATGAAATAGTTTTTCCTATAGACTGGCAGGACAGAGTTGGACTCGAAGGAGGAGCAACTGCTGACACTCTCAGGGCAATAGTTGATTTAAATGCGGGTAAACAAATTAAGGTAGGATCTAATGCAGATTTTGATACTTTAGAATACGGCCAAGGCGAGATAGGTTTTAGCAGTATGGGATTTGACACAACATCAGGCGGTAATTATCTATTCAAGGATGCCGTAGATATTATAGATCCGGCCACAGGTGTAATACAACGAGATAAAATGACTATTGATCCTAAAAAACGTGCATTTACTTTTGGAAAAAATGTACTGATTACTAATGTCATTAAGTGGATAGTATTGGCTAGTGAATATTGTTCAAAAAATCTCAAACCGGAAGCGATTGATCCAAAAACAGGTCTGGTAAATTGGTTTAGAGTAGATGTACAGATTGATTTATTAGAATATGATAAGGTTAGAAACCAACGAGCAAAAAAATACATTTATAGAGTAGTTCCTTTTAAAGTCAGCGCAGAATATCTAAAAAATCCAAGTTCCGCAACACCAACTAAGGGACGAGAAGAAATATGTGCTAAAAGATATGATTACATTTATTCTGGCCAGAATAATGATATATTAAAATTAGATTTAACTTTTAATGGTATGTTTCATACAGGTCAGTTACCTAGACCGCCTCAGCAACACGCCTCTATACAAAACGACGATAATCAATCGGCAGCAGAAACTAAGAGATTATCGGCTCAGGCTCAAACAGGATCCGCTCCTCAGACTGTTACTTCAGAAACAGGAACTCCTGCAGTCAAGCCTAACTACAAAATTCAAACAGGAACATATTCTGGTGAAAAAACTGTAGAGCAAGTAATTGCCGATGCATTTCAAAACGCTTTTCAAAATGGTAACAAAGATATGATGAACCTTAAGATGGATATCATTGGTGATCCTTATTATCTATCAGATGCAGGTATATGTTCTAAATACCTAGGAGAATACGGTCCTAATGAGCAGGTTACATCAGATGGAACTATGAACTGGCAAGGGTCAGAAATTTTTATTTTTGTAAGTTTTAGAAATCCTGTAGAACCTAATTTAGGTACCACTGGCCGAGGCGGGTTATATAATTTTCCTAAAGGCCAGTGGGTAAGTCCTTACAGCGGATTATATAGAATTATACAAGTCGATCACAAATGGTCAGGCAACGTTTACACTCAGACAATAGACATGAATAGAATAGTTAATCAGAGTATTGATTTTGCCGGTCGTGCAGAAATCGATAGACAGAATCAATGGCTATATGAAATTAAGGAAGCACCTAAGCCAACCGGACCAGTTGACACTACAGTATATGGCGGAGATGAGGGCGAATAATGGCTGTTGATAAAAGAACCACATCACAATTATCCGATGGAAAAGTCGGTACCGGAATAATGTTAGCCAAGGTAGTGGGCTATCTTGATTCTAGTTTTATGTGCGGATTAGAAATAACTTTGTTAGATAATCACGGAGCAACTATTGGCGAGGATTCACAAACATTTCCTGTAAAGTATTCTTCTCCTTTTTACGGTGTAACAGCATATGAAAATATGGGATTAAACAAATCAGATTGGAATGACTCGCAGCAAAGTTACGGTTTATGGTTTCCTACTGTAGAAATAGGAACTACGGTATTAGTCGCATTTGTAAATGGTAATCCCGCCGATGGATATTTTATTGGTTGTGTCCCAGGTAGATTCGCTAATCAGATGATTCCTGCCATAGGCGGCACTACAGAATTTGAAGCCACTGCTGATCAAAAGAAAAAATATGATACTACACAGCCCCTACCTGTAGTTGAATTAAATCGAAAAGCAAATGCATTAGAAAAAAGTCTGAACATAGACAAGATTAAAAAACCAGTTCATCCTATTGCCGATGTCTTTTTAAAACAAGGATTATTAGAAGATGACGTGCGCGGTGTTACCACTTCAACCAGCAGACGAAATGTTCCTAATGCAGTTTTTGGAATTAGCACACCTGGCCCTTTTAATAGAGGAGAAGGCACAAAAAAACAATTTATTGGTAAGAAAAAAACTTTAAGTTCTATTCCAGTACCAGTTTCGAGATTAGGTGGAACTACATTGGTAATGGACGACGGCGATGACAGATATCAAAGAGTCACACCTGCCAAAGAAGGTCCAGTTGAATATGCAGATATAACCAACGGTGAGAAAGGTGATCCAAACGTTCCATACAACGAATATTTTAGAATTAGAACCAGAACTGGCCATCAATTATTGATGCATAATTCTGAAGATTTAATTTATATAGGAAATTCACAAGGAACTGCTTGGATAGAACTAACCAGCAACGGAAAGATTGATATCTATGCTGCAGATAGTATCAGCATTCATACTGGTAATGATCTTAATATTAGAGCAGATAGAGACATAAATTTAGAAGCAGGCCGAAATGTTAATATAAAAGCATCAGCAGATTATAGTAATAATGACAGTGCAGACGCCAACGGGTTTGACAGTGGCAGAATACATTTAGAAAGTCAATATGATACTAAAATTATAGTAGGAGGCGATGGTTATATTACCACAACTACTAATTTAAATGTATCTACAGGTTTTAATAATAATTTTACAGCCGGCGCTAACACAAATATATTAAGCGGGGTTGATCATATAGAAACTGCTTCTACTATTAATATGAATGGTACTTCGGCAGAAAAGGCTATATCTGCTGAAGTTTTAGTTTTACACGACAATATTAAAACAGATCCAACTGAGGCCTGGGAAAACAAAAATAGGTACTCAGTAGATACGCCTTTAAAAAGTATAATGAAACGTGTGCCTATGCATGAACCGTGGGCACTTCATGAAAATCAAGCGCCGGCACAATTAACTCCTGATAATACGGACAGAGAGGCATAATATGGCAAAATTATATAATCAAAAAACTGTTGCATCACAAGGTATCACGGTATTAAATGATACTAACACAATGTTCACTTATAAAGGATTTGCCAGTCAAGAAACTAAAAACAAATTTAAAATTTATGATATAGATCTTGTTAAACAAGATATTATAAATCATTTTTATATTCGTAAAGGTGAAAAATTAATGAATCCTGATTTTGGAACAGTGATTTGGGATTTAATATTTGAACCTTTTACTGAAGAAGTAAAGAGATTAATTACAGAAGATGTCGAACAAATAATCAATTACGATCCAAGAATCGCTATTAATAGTGTGAGCATAGATGCCACAGATATGGGCATTCGTATCGAAGCAGACATTACGTACCTGCCTTTTAATATTAATGAAAGGATGGTTTTTAACTTCGATAAAGAAAATAATATCATTAACTGATCACATAATTCTGCAAAATAAATACTGGATAGAGATAAAAAATGACTACTACTTCAAGACAAAATAGCCTGATACTCAATGAAGATTGGACACGAATCTATCAGACATTTAAAAATGCTGATTTTAAATCCTATGACTTTGAAAATCTTCGTAGAGTAATTATTGCTTATTTCCGTGAAAACTATCCAGAAGATTTTAATGATTACATTGAAAGTTCAGAATATCTGGCTTTAGTTGATGCTATGGCATTCCTAGGACAAAGTTTGGCTTTTCGTATTGATCTAGCAAGTAGAGAAAACTTTATTGAATTAGCAGAAAGAAAAGAAAGTGTATTACGTTTGGCAAGAATGTTAAGTTATAATGCTAAACGTAATATTCCGGCTAGCGGATTATTAAAATTTGATACAGTAAGCACTACTGAAAATATTTTAGATAGTAACGGGAAAAATCTAGCACAACAAGTTATTATATGGAATGATCCTACCAATCAAAACTGGGCGGAACAATTTGTAACCGTCCTCAACTCTGCGATGAGTGATAATACTGAATTTGGTCGTAGTCAAGGTTCTTCAATAATTGACGGTATTTTAACGGAACAATACAGATTTAGAACTTCGTCAACAGATGTGCCTGTGTTTAGTTTTAATAAAATAGTTGCAGGTCGTCAAATGCCTTTTGAAATTGTCAGCACAGCATTCAGAGGCAGCGAAACAATTTACGAAGAATCCCCAACTCCTGCAAATGAACTAGGATTTGTCTATAAAAATGATGGCAGGGGAGGTACCAGTTCTAATACAGGATTTTTCTTTTTGTTCAAACAAGGAACTTTAGAACTGGCCGATTTCACTATAGATGTTCCAAAGTCTAACGAAATAGTAACTGTAGATTCGAATAACATAAATGAAAATGATGTATGGCTTTTTAAGTTGAACAGCGCCGGAGCACAGATTGAAGAATGGACCAAAGTTCAAAGTTTAATAGGAAATAATATTGCTTACAACAGTATAACTTCTAACATACGAAATATCTATTCTGTATTAACTAAAGAGAATGATAGGGTTGATTTAGC